TTCCTTTTATTAGGGTAACTACGTATGGCTGCATTACGCCAGTGGGTTCACCGTCGTCGTCTTTGTCTTCGTCCCCTTCCAACACTAAGTCCACATGGCACTCGTACAGGGTGTAGCGCTCGTCGTTAAGGTCGGAGAAGCCGGTCTCTTTGTCCTTGGCTTGCTTGATGTTGTTTTGTTCTTTGCTTGGGTCAGGCAACTCAATGTCGCGGTAAAAGCCTGCTTGCTGGAGCTTTAATATCTCGTTCTTGGTCTTGCGCATGACATGCGTCAACCGGTAGCAAGTGTCTAAGTCGGTTGTCCCGTAGGGCAGGATAATGTCTTCTGCGGGTATAAATATAGACACTTGCCGTCCCAGATTGGGATCGTAGTACACCTTCTTGAACGCTGAACCGGTGGCGGGGAGGCTCCACAACATACGCTCGTGCTCAGGGCGGAACTCACGCATGACCTCTGTCAACTCGTAGTTCATGTCAGCCTCAACACGCACAGCCGCTTCTTTTTTATCGGGGGTCTCTTTACCCACTATTTTTGTACGTACAGGCCCTGCGGCGGGGAACTGCTCAGTAATTGTTTCTGACTGAAACCGCACCACCGCTTCTGTAATCATGGGGTGGAACACACCACAAGCGCCGTTCCAAGGTTCTGTTCTTTCTTCATACTGAAGGCCAAGGAGCTTGAGTCCCTCGGTATAAGCTTTCTCCCAGTCTTTGCGTGAGCCTTTATCTTGGTCAACGTCTCCGGCTAATTCTCCAGCCAGTGAGGACATCTCACCATCGTCCATGTCCTCGGCCAAGTTCACATTGAAGTCGTCATCGTCTTCGCCGTCCATCAGGCTGATCTCTAAGTCACCAACACTGATGTTGACCGCTTCAGGATCAATGATCTCAATCTCAATGGCCTCTTCATCTTGCGCCAGTTCCTCCATACCTTGTGGTTGCTGATACAGGGCTTTGTCTATATTGGTTGCCATTTTTTACCTTAGTAGTACGCCGCAGAACGGCGCTTGAAAAATTGTGGTTCATCTGCCTCATCCGTGTCTAGCGTGATGAAGCCGCCTTGTCTGAATCGAAGCAGTGCTTGGCTGGTCGTGTCCACATAGTCATCGTGCTCGCCAACGGGGAAGGCTGCAACTTCTTCAATCACTTCGCGTGCCCAGCGTGTGTCAGGTGCCCACACCATACCAGAGGAGAACAAGTCAGCAATAGCCTGCACACGCACCATCTTATCGTTTCCACGGCTCGGTGTAAATTCTTGTACAGGGATGCCCATCGCCCTGAGTTCTTGGATTAACGGGCCACCTGCCGCCTTTTTCTCCACAATGAAGGCATCGGGTTGCCACTCTTTCCACTGCTTGAAGGCAACCTGTTTGAGTTCTGGGAATGCAATTCGGTCTTTGAAAGCGTCAAGGAGGATAAGCTGGGGCTTGTCGTTCTCCTCCTCGTTGTACCAGACCCCCCAAGTAGTACAGGCAGAGTAGTCGGATGTGGTTTTGGTTTCATGTGCCGTGTCCCAAGACTGAATGATGTACTCACAGGCAGGCGGGTCGTCCCCCTCCCATATGCGCCAGTGCTTTCTTGAGATGATCGCCGCAGTGTCGCTGGTTGGCTGCTGCATGTACTGCGCGTTCCAGTAGCGGGGATCCATTGAGGACTTGGCAGACTTCAGCGCTTCGAGTGGCCACTGCTCCGGCCAGAGGGACTTCTCGTTGTCCGTGTCTTCATTCAATATGGCTGGCAACTCTACTATCTCCCAGCGTGGGCTGTCGGGATTACTCACCTGATACTGTATGAGTCTGCCGGTCAAGTCCAGTGGCCCCCAGCGCGTCATGATGACTATGATCGCCCCGCCCGGCATGAGACGCTGCAACGGGCCAGTCTGGAACCAACTCCACGCCGTGTCAAACGCTAGACGACTGTTTGCTTTTACGTCTTGTTCCGAATGCGGGTCATCAATAACGAATAAGTCAGCGCCGCGTCCAGCAAGAGCACCGCCGACACCGGCGGCGTAGTACTGACCACCGGCGGCTGTTGACCACTTACCTGCGGCCTTTTGGTCGTCCGCAACCAAAGTCTGGGGAAATAACTCATGATAGTGCTCATCATCCAGTAAGTTACGAACCCGCCGTCCAAAGTCTTCAGACAGCGACGCGGTGTGCGTCCCCATGATGATCTTCTTGTTGGGGTAGTTACCTAGAAAGAACGCGGGGAACAGGTAAGACGAGAACTCAGACTTACCCATACGTGGGGCAATGTTGATAATTACTCTCTTCTTCTTGCCTTCAATCACATCTTGGAATATCTTGGCCAGCTTCCTGTGGTGTGGCCCTACCTTGAATCCGGGGTAGACGTATTTGGAAAACTCAATTATGTTTGTACGACCGGCGTTGACGCTGTAGCGTTTCTCGCGTTCCTCCAACATACCCATAAGCTCCACCTTCTCTACCAAACTTAAGGTTGGCAGAGCTTTCTGGATAGCCTGAATCTCAGTTGGATTCAGTGTCAGGTCGTTGAGTTTCATTTATCTCAATGTCTTCTACTACATCAGCGTCTTGTACGCCCATGAACTTGGCCAGCTTGTCTTTAAGCTTGCGGTCAATTTCCTCATCCGTAAGGTCAGTCTTCTTGACTTCAAGCTTATCTGTAAATAAACCCACCTCTGTAACTTTACCCAGTAGTCCTAAGGCTTTAAGGCGTATGTTGGCGTTGGGGGACTGGGTTTCTTCAAAGAGCTTTGCTACGGTGTACCCGCGCAACTCCTTGGCCATCTCCACGAACTCCCAGTCATAGGCAGTCAACATGCCGGTAATGTGGCGCACAGCCTCTGGGGTTTTGAGTTCTAGTAGTTTAAGTTTTTGTTCTGCGTCGCCCACGTTTGTGGTGACAACATTGAAAGCTTCACGGGCGGCAGTAGTTTGCGCTTCCTTACTTATTTTCTCGTCAGCGGTAACGCCGAGTTCTTTAAGCCACTCAGTAGTAGCAACTTGCGCGGACAACAGTTCCCCAGATGACACGTCATCCAGTTCCTTGAAATCTTCCAGACTGGTGATGTCTGGCTCAAATTGCACCAAATGTTCTAACATGCGCGGCCCTTGCAACCTCGATGGCCGGAGTGTATACTATTTCTTAAGTGATGGGAAACTGTTGCTTCTCCTAGACTGCAAAGTCTCTTCAGCCCCCCGATGTGAGTCAGGGGGCTTTTTTTATGGTGCAGTGTCCAAAGTTTGACATAGGTTATTTAGAATTTTTATAAAATTTATGGGGTGTAGTAAATAAGGTTTACTGGAATATTAAGAATGGCTGGGGAATAGTGTTCACGGGACAACGCCGCCTCGCTGCCTATAAGGGGTGGTGGGGGTATGGTGGGGTCTAAGGTACTAGGTTATACCATGTCAAGGGTATAGCACAACTCGTTTGTGCTATAATAGATTTATCGATTGGGATTTCCAGTCGGTCTGTTGCCCCGCCAGTTGCGGGGTTTTTCTTTTGGAGACTTCAATGAAATTAGCAACCGCAATCAACAGCAACACCTATCGGGCAATCGTGCCTACCCTGAAACTCGCAGACATTGAGTCTGCGACTTTGCTAGATACCCTGCTGAGTAATGGTGTAGGCACACGCGCAGAGGCAACGCCCTATGCTGTGTTCTATGTGTCGCAACTGCCCAAGGTCACACGCAAGCCATACATGGGTCAGCGCGGCTGGACATTCGGGCGAGGTGCCTCCGAGGACAAGAGGGTCACTCGTATTCTTGACAACATCTTCAAGGATGTGAACAAGGACACACCCAAGCCTAAGAAGCCCAAGACCAACAGCAAGACTGACAAGGTTGCTCGTTTGGTAACAAGTTTCGGTAAGTTGACCGCCGCTGAGAAGCGCCGCTTCTTGGCTTCTGTCTGATAACTCGCAGACAACTTGTCTGCGAGTTTTTTCCAAGCGGCGTGGATGCCGAGTCCCGCCGCTATTTCTTTTTCTGTCAAACATCTTGGAGTAATCATGCACAGACTCATCAACGCATACCGCAAACTGCCATCGCCATCAAACCGAACCAAACTGCAAAGCTACCTCAACAAGCACATGATGGCGGTGTGCCTTGCAACACCCGAGGACATTGCGTTCCTCAAAGCCCACAACTTCAACATCTAAGGAGAACCCAATGAAATACCGCGTACACATCCCATCCGATACCCGCACCAAGCTCACCGAACTCCGCAAGGAATACAAAGCTATGGCAGACCTATACGACAAGAACCCCAAGGAATACCACGACAAGAAGCGCAAGCTCAGAGAGGAAGCCGCACTCGATGAGTGGCAAGATATCAAGCGTTCAAGCCAACAACTGCGCCTGATATAACTACTGTGACTAAGCCCATGTGTTTATATACAGTAGTGGGAAGCGTACCCACTATTTTTCAATGGTGGACACTCTGGTGGGTATCGCGTATCCCAATACTGGCGGGGCTTCAAGCGATACCCATCCCACAATACCTATATATATATAAGAGATAAAAAGATAAATATATATATATACAAGTTGAAGTGGGTGTGAAAACTTATTAAAAGAGATTTGTCTTTTAGTATGTCCATATGCGATAGGTATCGTGGGATGAAGTAGTAGAATCGCCAGTAACCATCGGACATCCGAGATACCCACTAGGTTGTCCAGTACGGAAAAATGGTGGGTATGCTCGAACAAGGAAGTGGACAAATGTATGAAAAAGTGTAACAAATGCGGAGAAGAAAAACCCATCGCCGAGTTCAACCGCAGACTCACACGAGCACAGATGCAAGCGCGGGGCATGAAGGGTGATGTGTTAATGACCATCTCATCCAAGAATTGCAAAGCCTGCCAACCCAAGCGCACACCCCCCAGCAAGCAGACGCGCAAGCAACTGCACAACATGGTGGTGAGTGGTGACATAGGGGAAACGCGAGTGACTGAGATACTTGCGGAACGCCAACGCATGGCGCGGCTCATCATGAGCAAGGCGAGATACGAGGCATGGGTGCACAAGTGGCGCACTCAACTGAAAGAAACCCTAGCCCCGATGGCATACGAGATACACAAGGTGCGGGCGCAGAGAAGATACGCAGAGGGCACAGGTCAGGATGAACACGCGGGACTACTAGAAAAGTACCTATCCATACTGCTGAGAGAGAAGGGTCAGCTGTGGCTGGACTTCGAGGCAGACCCGCACAAATACAAGAACGCGAAGCGTAACTGGTGGGAGTTGGTCTCATCGTTTGCCATTGAGTCATTGCGTGACCGCTGGCTATCAATAGGAAGGGA